GTAGCGGCCACCGCTCCGACGATCAGCGCGGGCAAGTCCATCGCCGTTCCGGCCGCGACGATCAGCCTCGCGGGCTTGGCTCCGAGCATCCAGACGGCGACCGGCGCGACGATCACCTGCCCGGCGGCCGCGATCACCGTCGCCGCTACCGCGCCAGCGGTCAGGACGGGCAAGTCCGTAGCAGTCCCTGCCGCTACGATCACGCTGGCCGCGTTTTCCCCGGCGGTGGCGAGCGGAAAGCGGGTCGCGGTACCCTCGGCCACCATCGCGCTTTCCGCCGCTGCACCGACCATCCAGGCGGCTTCTGGTGCATCGATTTCGGCACCGGCGGCGACGATCACCGTCTCGGCCACCGCTCCGACGGTCAGCGCAGGAAAGCGGGTCGTCGTTCCGGTCGCCTCGGCTCAAGTTCTCGCGGCGCTCGCGCCGCAGCTTGCGGCGGGCAAGTCGATCTCGGTCCCGACCGCCACCATCACGCTCACCGCCGCGTCTCCGGTCATCGCGGCGGGCAAGGCCATCGCGGTCGCGGCTGCGGCCATCGTGGTCGGCGCGAATGCGCCGGTCATCGAGATCGTCGCTCCGTCCGGCACGCTGCGCGTGATCCGCGATGCCATCAGGAGCGCCTGGGATGCCCGCTGGCCGCATGGAACGGCCTATCGGGTACTCTGGCAGGTCAACGACAACGAAAGCGTCCCAGAGCCCGGCGAGGCGCGCGCGTGGCTGCACATCGCCATTGACTACGACGGCGAGGATGTCCGCGCCTTCGCCGGCGGCCGCGAGGCATCCGACCGCGAGTGGCGCGGAACGGTCGAGATCCGCGTTATCGCCGAGACCGGCTATGGCGACGACGCCGCGCTCGACCTGCTCGATGACGCGGTCAGTGTCTACCGCTCGCGTCGCGAGGCGGGCCTGTCGTTCATCGAGGGCTCGACCGAGATCTTCGACAGCGCGACCGAGGACGGCGCGTGGTTCATTCGCGGCACAATGATGCCCTGGACGTATGAGTATCGGGCATGAGCCTCCGCACCACGATCCGAACTGAGATCAAGGCTGTCTGGGACGCGCGCTGGCCGCACGGCGAGACCTACCGCGTCATCTGGCACGAAAACGCGCACCCCGAGACGCCGACGCCCGGCGATGTCCGGCACTGGCTGCACCTGCACGTCGAGTTCAGTCGCGAGGAGATGCGCGCCTTCGGCGGCGGGTCTCTTGCCAACGAGCGGCTCTGGTTCGGCGCGGTCGCGGTGCGCGTGTTCTCTGAGGTCGGCATCGGAGAGGATGTCACCCTCGACCTTCTCGACGCCGCCGTCGTGGCGCTCCGCGCGCGGCGCGCTGGCAACCTGACATTCGTGGGGCCGATCATCGGCATCGCGGATATCGCTAGATCGAACGGCGCGTGGTATGGTCGCGGCGCGTCGATCCCGTTCCAATATCGCTTCCAGGGCTAAAGGAGACCCGACATGCCCATTTCCGAAGGCGTACAGTCGCGCATCGTCTACAAGGCGTATTCCAGCGGGTCGATCACGGCCAACATCGAGCCGAGCACCGCGACCGACCCCGGCACGTCCGGCGGTCAGGTGCTGCGGCGTGTCTCGTCCAGCCTCAACCTGGTGAAGGATAGCTATCAGTCCGAGGAGATCCGCACCGACCGGCAGATCACCGATTTCCGCCACGGGCTACGGCGCGTCGAGGGCTCGATCTCGGGCGAGCTTTCGCCGGGGACGCAGTTCGAGCTCCTGGTCGCCGCGCATCGCGACACGGCGGTGTCGGCGCTGTCGCTGAGCAACACGCAGTTCACCTCTGTCACCAGCGACAACTCGACCTCGGCCTTCGTCTTCACTGCGGGCGACCCGGTGACGAGCGGTCTGCGCGTCGGCGACATCATCCGCTTCGGCACGCTCGCCGCGACGGCGAACAACGACCGCAATTTCGTGATCCGGTCCTTTGGTGGCACGAGCAACCGCACAGTGACGGTGTCGCCCGCGCCGACCACCGACGCGGTGGCCGACACCACCTTCACGGTGACGCGCCCCGGCAAGACCACCATCGTCCCGGCCAGCGGCTTCACGGCGCGCAAGTTCGGCATCGAGGAATATCGCGAGGACTTGGATCTGTCGCGCCTCTTCACCGAATGCCGCGTGTCCGGCTATTCGCTGTCGCTCCCGGCCACCGGCCTCTCGACGGTCGAGATCCCGGTCATGGGCCGCAACGCGGTCTCGCTCTCGGCGGGCAGCGCGCCCTACTTCACCGCACCGACCGCCGCGACGGCGTCCTCGGCGTGCGCCTCGGCCAACGGCCTGATCCTGTCGCCGGATGCTGGCTCGTCGCCGCTCGGCATCGTCACCGGCATCGACATCGCGCTCGATCTCGAAGCCGAGATGCAAGCGGTGATCAATCAGAACATCGCGCCCGAGATCTTCCTCGGCCGCGCGAATGTCACCGGCACGGTGTCGGCGTTCGTGGAAGATTTCGCGCTGTTCAACGCCTTCTTGAACGAGAGCGAGCTTCAGTTGATCGTGCGGGTTGACAGCGGCTCGGCGGCGAATGCCGACGCCATCTGCATCTACCTCCCTCGCGTCAAGCTCGGCGGCGCGGACATGCCGCTGTCCGGCGCGAACGGCCAGACGATCTCGCTGCCGTTCCAGGCGCTGCGCTACACCGGCAGCGCCGCCGGCAGAGACACGACCACGATCCGCATCCACGACACGGCGGCTTGAGCATGTCGCGTTTCGCTGGTCTCGGCGCGTCGGTGGACAAGCCGACGCGCTGCTATCTCTCGATCCCCGTCGCCGGTCGTCCGCCGCTGCTGTCGCGCGATGGCGATCCCGCCTACATCGACTGCCTGTCGCTCGACAGCCGCGAGGCTGGCGCGCAGCGTCGCGCATCCGCCATCGCGCGCCTCGACCGCCGCGCGGCGAAACTGACCGCCGATGACATCGAGGCCGAGCAGGTCGCGATGCTGGTGGCGCTCATCACCGGCTGGAGGCTGTACTCGCTGGCCGGCGACCCGCTTGACGTTGAGTGCGACGAAGCGGCGAAGCGGGAGTTGATGAGCGATCCGACGTTCGCGTGGGTGCGCCGCCAAGTCGAGGAGCACATCGGAGACCTGGGAAACTGGTTGAGCGCGACGGCGAGCTGATCGCCTTCGCGCATCACCGTTTCGACCTGGACTTGCCGCGCAAAGGCGGGCGCAAACGCGACCACCTGGAGAGCGTCGCGCGGCAGCTAGGACGCCGCCCTGCGGGCCTCGACGGGCCACCGTTGCCCGCGTGGGGCGAGCACATCTGGTCGGCGTGGCTGGATCTTCACCAGGGCCGTCGCATCGGCTTCAACGGTGCCGAGCCGCTGTCCTGGGCCGATCTCGACGCATGGTCGAGGCTGACCGGCGCGGAGATGCGGCCGGATGAGGTGGCACTGATCATGCGAGTGGATCGCGAGTTCTTCGCCGTGCGCGGCGAGATCGAGGGGAAGAAATGATCAACGCGCCGAAAGAGTCGATCCTTCGCGCTGGCCTCGACGCGAGCGAATACACGCGCGGCGCGCAAGAGATCGACAGGGCAAACACCGAGATCCTGGCGAGCAGCGGCCGGGTCGAGCAGTCTCAGGAGAAGATGACCCGCTCGCTGGTCTCGTCTTCGTCCAGCATGGATCGCCTCCAGGCATCGCTGGACAAGGGCTTCGCCTCGCAGCTGCGTTACGAGCAGATCGTGGATCGCGTCAACTCCGCGATGGAGCGCGGGCGCATCTCGCAGGAGCGTGGCGCGCAGATCATCAGCCTCGCGCAGCAGCGCTACATGTCGGCCGCGACGGCGACTGCGGCGATGGGGGCGGCGACTGCGGCGGCGGCGACATCGAGCAGACAATTCGGCTTCGTCGCGCAGCAGTCCGGCTATCAGCTAGGCGACTTCGCGGTTCAGGTCGCGAGCGGTCAGTCCGCGATGGTTGCGTTCATTCAGCAGGGAACACAGTTCCTCGGCATCTTCGGGACATTCGGCGCAATAGCTGGTGCCGCGCTCGCCATCGGCGGCGGCATCTACATGATGTTCGACAAGATGGCCGAGAACGCGAAAGCGGCGACAGACGAGGTCTCTTCCTTGACGGAAGAGATCAAGCGCATGAACGAGGAAAGCGCGAAACGCGGCGCGGGGCAGACGGGCATTCGCGCGAATGTGCGGCTTGAGAGCCTGATGGCCGAGCGCAATCGCCTGACCGGCATGATGCCGACAGGCGGCGGCGCTATGGCATCGGGCGAGTTTCAAGGCGTTGTCGAGGCCCAGGCGGCGGCGAGCGTCGCGGGCATCCAGTCGCAGATCGACGCCATCGACAAGCTCATCCGCGAATATGACCGGCTCGTCATCGAGCAGGAACAAGCAGACATGAGTACGGCGAACCTCAAGCGACGCGGCGAGGAGTTCGAGGAGCAGAAGAAGCGCGAGGCCGAGGCCGTCCGCGACGCCGCTCGCGCGCAGGAAGAAGCCGAACGCGCGCGCCAGCGCTTCCTCTCCGATGTCATGTCACTAGAAAACACCCTCGACCCGCTGACCGCCGCGACACGACGCTGGGCCGATCAACAGGCGCTTTTGGCCCAGGCGCTCGACGCCGCCATCATCAGCCAGGAACGCTACAACGAACTGGTCGCGATGTCGGACGAGGCGTTCCGCAAGGCCACCGAGAAGCAGACCGAATACCTGACCGGCATCGAGCGCCAGACGCGCCAGAACGAGAACCTCGCGCGCGATCTCGGCCTGTCGTTCCAGTCCGCGTTCGAGGACGCGATCCTGCGCGGTGAGAAGCTGCGCGGCGTGCTGGCCGGGATCGCGCAGGACATCGCGCGCATCATCCTGCGCCAGACGGTGACGACGCCGCTGGCATCGATGCTGATGGGTGGGCTCTCCAGCGCCTTCGGCGGTCTGATCGGCGGCGGACCAAGCGACATTCGCGGGCCTGGCGGATCGACCAGCATTCCATTCGGCGGGCCTCGCGCTCTCGGCGGGCCGGTCGAGGCGGGCAGCGCCTATCTGGTCGGGGAGCAGGGGCCGGAACTGTTCATGCCCG